ATGTCAAAATTTATATTCACGGATCGGCGTAACAAGACGGGAAAATTCGATTTAGATGCACAAATTGAACGGTTTCTACACGCTAAAAAATTGGAGAAACGGTCAGCCCGGACGATTCGGACTTACGCGCAAAGTCTCGGTCAGTTTCGCAAATGGTACTTCAGCATCGAAGATAGGCCCGGTATTAACTCGACTATTGTCGGCGAGTTTATCGAGTATTTAACGTTTGAAAAGATACGCTGGGACGATCACCCAACAAACACGTCCGATATCGTAGGATTATCCGCGCGCTCTGTAAACAATTTACTCCGTAATCTGAGAGTGTTTTTTAACTATCTCGTTGCGGAGCGAATTATTCGGAATAATCCCGCGGAGTTTGTCGGCTATCAAAAGGAAGCGAAAGATACATTCGAGGTATTTGCGGATGACGACGTCGTTAAACTATTATCCGGCCCTAACCGCCGAACGTACACGGGGCTGCGGGATTATTGCATGATGCTTGTTTTATGCGACACGGGCGTAAGGGTAGGCGAGTTAACAGCGTTGCGTACCTCCGATATCAACTTCGGATTGCGACAAATTGTTATACGGGCGGAACACGCAAAGACCAGTGAGACGCGGATTGTACCGATATCTCAAAAAACGGCGAAAGAGCTGGAACGGTTGATATCGGCGATGAATGTCGTGGAAGACGATGACTTCTTATGGCTATCGCAGTTTGGCGAACGCTATTTTGGCGATTCATTCGCGAAAATGCTGAAGCTGTACGCCAAGCGAGCCGGCGTTTCCGGTGTACGAGTAAGCCCGCACACATTCCGGCATTATTTTGCGGTAAAATTTTTACGGGAAGGCGGCGACCCTTTCACGCTTTCGCGTATACTCGGACATTCATCGCTTGATATGACGCAAGTTTATCTGAAATTTACCGAAACGGATTTGCGGACGCAGCACGATAAGGCATCGCCAGTTACGAGTCTGATCGATAAAGGTAATGAGAAGAAGCGGGGCAAGCGTCGTTTCACCTAAATTTATAGCACTTATAGACGAAATTTGTCTGTGAGTGCTTTTCATTTTGCGTATATAATTGATATAATGGTATAAAAATGAAAAGATAGAGGTGATCTCTATATCGACTGAGCAACATCCGGATGTTTACGAGTTTGATAGCTGTGTTGTCATTTATGAAACAGCAAAAGCGGTGTATGAAGAAGAGATAGATCGGTTTAAAAACATCGAAACAAAAACCAATATCGCTCTAGCTTTTGCCGGGATATTTTTAGGAATTTTTATCACTTTTACCAGTACGAACACCACTGGAAGCCCAAATGCTGGGTATCTAATCTACAGTACCTTGTTCAAGGCGCTCGTTTTTGGGTTCTTCATTACTTCGGCTGTGTATTTTTATCGCTCACTCCGTTCAGAGAGTTATGAACAACTTGACCTAGAAAATATTGTAGATAAAGAGACATCGACAGGAAGTGGGACCAGCGCTTACCTATCGATCGCATCCACTTATAGAAATGCCGTTGCAGCTAACAAAGCGAAAATAAACAACAAGACTAGGCTGTATGATAAAGGATTGGGTTACATATCAATATCTTTTCTCGTTTTTATACTACACTTTATTATAGAGGTGGTAATTGGATATGTTTAAAAAAGATTCACGAGGTACTTTTACCAGAAATAGCGACCCGCTTAGAGGGAAAGACACAACGCCAGTGAGAAGAGAGCATTTTAACGATAACCCCAACCCCTCACCTAGAAATGTCCCACAAAGACCAACAGCTCCTCAAAAACCTGATAAGAGATAGTCTGAAGACGGTACCTGGTTCATTTAAGGGTACCGTCATCTGTTTGCCTACTCTCATGGTGCTAGCTTACTAATACTACCTTTATTAGTAACTTTCTAAGATACACGAATACTAACGGTCCTAGTCGCAGCATCCCACTCTACGTCCGCCCCCAGCCGTTCCGCAATCGTACGCGCCGGCAGATACGTTTTCCCATCCGTTATAAACCCTGCATCGGCTCCCGTCAATTTCTCGCCGTTTATGACGACATTGACCGAGGACAACACGGCCTCTCTCGTTACAATTGGAGCGGTGGGCTCCGGCGTTTCCGGTTTTCGTAGGCTGTAAACTTCCGCCAAGCCCGCCACAATAGCGGCCGCAACCTTCCGACGATACGAATCCGATTTCAGCAGCGCCGCCTCGGCCTTGTTCGTCATAAATCCGGCTTCGACGAGGATTGCCGGCATTGTCGTTTTTGCAATAACGGTAAAGTCCGCTCGCTTAACGGACCTGTCTCGAAGTCCGGTGGACTTTATCAATGCCTTTTGCACGGCCGCCGCCAGTTTAACGGAAGTCGCACTCGCCACCGTTGCCGCAAACGTTTCAATCCCGTTCGCATCGTTCCAGTCGGTCCCGAACGCGTTGGCGTGAATTGATACGTAGACGTGAGCTTTAGCAGCATTGGCGCGCGCTACCCTTGTCGATAACGGAACGTCAATAGTGCCGGAGTCGTCGTGTATATACTTCGTACTCACCTTACCGCCGGCCGACATCGTATAACCCGTTAACTCCTCCGCAACATAGCGGGCGACCACGGAATTAAAATGAAACTCGCGCATCGAATCGTCGGGGCACCGTTTGCCCGCCGTATTGGGACCGTGACCCGCGTCAATGGCTACGAGCAATTCCGTTTCAGGCGGCGTAGGCGCGGCCGGCTTTTTCACGACAACAAGCGCGCAGCCTGTCCCGCGCTCAGCGTTGCGGTTCGACGCTTGATTTACGGCCGCCTTGACGCTTCCACCAACATACATAATCGAACTCCCGCCGCCGTCGCCGTTAATTGCCGAAACGCAGCCGAGTTGGTCCCGAAATACCAACGCCAGCTCCTCGAACGTTAACCCAACGTCATAAGACGTCCTCCCGTCCGCCACGACGAAAACGACATCGCCATTACTGCGTATGCCGACCGCTGTCCGCTGGCTCCGGTCCGTTAACGATATCGACAGTTGATCCCGTTTGTGGGATTCCGCTACAACAACGTTACCGGCTCGCAGTAACTCCGGCGATCCTTGTACCGCGAAGTCTACGGCGGCAGGAGGCGACGCTGCAATTCCGTATTTACCGGACGGTTCCCGATACAACTCCGCTCGGCCGCGCGTCTTGTCCGTTTCATACGCGAGGGGGCTACCGGTCCAGTTGACGATAGCCGTACCGAGGAGCGCGCCGTCGGCCCCGTTAAAGTACGGAAAGTTTATCGCCAGCTCCGCGCCGGCTTCGCGCGCTAATACCGTAGGCTTTGCGCCGATTCGGGCAACCGCTTTAATATCGTACTCAGCGCTAGCTGATGGAATCACGACGTAACGGACATCCGTTGCTTTCCGTGTGTAATCGCCGTCGCAGCGGATAACCTTTCCGGCGGATACATATACGCGGATTTTCGTTACCGTTAGGCTCATATGTTACTCCCCTTTCTTCGGACCGCCGGCGTCTCCCTTGCGCTTAAGGACGTCAATAATATCAACGAGCTTAGGCGGCAAAGGAACACGCGCCCGGCCCAGGTTTTCGAGGATACTCAGCAGCTCGTTAGCCACGTAGAAATAGACTGCGGCCGTCATGGTGATTGCGTCGAGATCGAGCAAAATGTCGATACGGTGCGCCAGGATAATAACGAGTAATGCGAGCCCTTTTTTGCCAGCGCCGATACTCGCGATCGAGGACGATAAGCCGCGGCCCTCCGCACGGCTCGCGTAAATCCCCGTAATAACATCGATGACAAATGCAATCAAAAGAAACGTTAACGCCTCCGTCCAATGCCCGAATGCAAATCCGATTACTGCGCCAGCAATCGACGCCACGCTCCCGGCAGTTCCGTTAATAGTCACGAGATTCATTCCGCCACCGCGCTTTCTGCGTTTGTCGTGTAATGCTCGATTGCCTGCGTAATCTCCGTTTGCAGCTCCGCCAAAATTCCGGCTTCCTTACCGGCGTGAAACTGTAAGAACGTAAAAATGACGTGATTGATCTCCGTTACCGGGTCGCTCACGTCTACGAGAAATTCTAGTTTTTGCGTAAATTTCGCCATGTAAAAACCTCCGTAAAAAGGAAATCGCTCCCACGTGTCGAATACAGACAACAAACGACAAAAGGAGCGTGTTAAAATGCTGGATAAGCGCGAAAAAGCATCTGTCGTATTTCAGGCAGGATTGCAGGCACTGCCTTACGTTGGCGGTTCTCTTTCCACGCTATTATTTGGATTTAAACAAGAAGTTCGGTTGAAACGCATCGAGACATTTTATGAAGATGTTAAATCTAAATTAGAACAAATTGAGAGTGAAGTACCTCCTATTAGCCAGCACAATTCCGAAGAACTCATGTCCCTTATAGAACAATTAAACGATTGTATTGAAGTCGAGCATCTTGAAGAAAAACGCGAGTTTTACAAAAATTACTTTATCCGGATTCTAAGATCCCCTGTTAGGCGAGATAATTACGATCTAAGAAAACTATACCTGGACATACTAAAGACGCTAACATTGACCCAACTTATTATTTTTCAATTTTTAATCGAACAAGGAAAACCAATAATCGATAAGTCAATCGTCATACATGGTACAAGCCCGGCCCTTATCCTTGGCTCTATTGAGCAACTTAAAATGCAGGGGATCGTGGATTCTAGGTTAAACGGAATACAAATCGGGTATCAAAGCGAAATTACTTCTCACATCTCTGTGAGTCAACTTGGAGCCGCTTTCCATCGGTTTTGCATGAGCGATAGACTTTCTTAGGCACTCCGCCAGCGAAGATTATTAAGATTGAAAAAGTTACCGCCCACACCCACCAATACTTAATAAATAGCTGGCCGGGCGTCAAGTTGATCAAATCCGATAGAAACGTCATAATCAGCGGAACCGCCTCCGTTGCATAATAAAAAGCCCGGACCAGTTACGGTCGGGCTTCGTTAACGTTGCGTATTAATTTTCAAGCACGGAATTATTTCGTTGCTTCAGCGGCGGCGAGTTCGGCTTCGAGCGTTGCGATTTCTGCTTCGTATTCGGCGATACGCTTCTTCACCTTTTCGATTTCCGCTTTATAGAGCAAAACAGCTTCCGACGAGGAATCCTTTTCTTGTTTTATAAGAGTCTCATACGCAGCAATAGCGTTATTACTACTATCTACTAGTGTTTTTACTACGCTGATCCTATCTTTTATAACTTCAGGTCTTGATGACTCGCTTATCCCCGCCGCCTCCTTCGTCTCAAGGAACACCTTGCCCGGCTCGAAATCGACGTCCATACCGGCAATTTCCGCAATTTGACGTACAGGGCCGTAGCTGTTTCCGTTAATAATCGGGACTTCGCCGATAACTTTTCCGTCAACATGAAGCTCCCAAACGCTGCCTACCTTCGTCCCTACGAGCTGCTTTACTTCCGCTGCGATTGCGGATCCTGCCGTCATTACGACCGCGCCCACAAGTGTTCCCGCTATAAAATACTTCATCTTTTTCATAACGTTCCCCCTCCGGTTGTTTGCCACCATTATACAATAGTTACGCCGCCCGGAGGAGGTAGTTTCGTAGATTAGCCGCCGAGCGCGGAGATACGGGAACTAAGCGCGCTCAGCTCTGCCCGCAGTCCAGTTACCCGTTCGATAGTAAGTCCAATTATTGTCGCGGAAAGCCCAAACTCAACCCCGCCGTAAAAAGACGCAAATCCGTAGAAATTTTGGTGAGCCATCGCGTTAATGACTCCACCTGCAATTCCAAGTGTTAGTGGGCCGCCGCGTGGAGTCCACAATACCCCTCCGTTACTCTGCCCTGATAACTGCAAACTTGCGGTCGGATGGTTATCTACGTAAAAGTCTAACGTCGAATACCCGCTTGTCATACGAATAAAATCGCCGTTTGCCGTTGTCTGAATAGTAGCGCCCGTTATCGTACCGCCGACAATAACCGTACCCAAAACGCTACTCCCGATAATTGTCCCGCCAATAATCTGCCCGGACCCGGACAAGCTCCCCGTATAGATCGACCAGCCGCCAATCGTGCCGGACAATGCCGTAATATGCCCCGTAAAGTTCCCGTTCGCGGCCTGCAATGTACCGCTGAAATAAGCGTTCCCCGTTGCGCTATCCTGCCATATCGTCCGGACGCCGGACTTGTTAAACAACGCTAATCCGTACTCGCCCGGAGCCGTTTGACCTAACCGTACCATCGTCCGGTTCATGTCGTCACTGACCCGCATACCGAATCCGTCGACCAGCGTTACCGAATCGTCATACTTAACGCCTTTGAGGACGGCATTCTTCGACGTATACGTGATCGCCCGTTTCGATCCGACCGTCGCCTGGAACACGTAATCGGCCGTTTTCATTTCGCGGAAATTGGCGAGGACGACGCGGGCCCGGCGCGGTTCAAACGGATAGCGTTCATACTCCGTCACGCGCGCATCAAACCGGTAGCCCATCGACTCGTCAATGATCGTTACCGTATCGCCGACGTCGCGGATCGCCTCGGCCCGGAAGTCGTCGTCAACCTTTTCGAGTTCCACGAAATCGACTTCGTAGGATACTTTCGGCAGCTCGACCGTTTTAAGATACTTCTGCATCTCCGCTAAAAGCCGGGCTTGATCGTCGATTTCCGCGAACTCGACGGAGCCTTCGTAAATATGGCCGGCGTCGATATATTCCGAGTCGATATACTTAACGGCGTGCCCCGGCAGTCCTTCGATAGTGAGCCCGTTTTTACCGTAACCGTACAGCCGGGTAATACGCTCCATATCGTGGCTTTTGCGCGTAATCCCCGTCAGATTTTTCCGATAACGTATCTCGACGCCATAGTTCCCGCCGCGCCGCGTCGTCAACGTAATTTGCGTATTGTTGTACGCCAACTCGCCGTTGTAAAGCGTCCGAACTTCGCCGAGCAAGCCAAATTTCCGCTTTTCGCCCCATTCGAATATGTCATCGGCCGCAAAAGAGCCCTCCACCGCGAAAGTGAAGGGCGTGCCATTTGCTATTAATCCGAGCTGATACGTCGGCGGTTGCGCTGCTAAAAAGTCTACGTAATCATCGAGATAATACCGATTAAGCTCGAACGCTAAATGATGCGCCTCGACCCGTTTATATACGCGAAGCCCGCGCCGCTCCTCGTTGACCGATTTAATGACGAAATATTGTCCAGCTACGCCTATGTCGGTCATATCGCCGGGGAATCGGACCTCGGCGGCTTCCTTTATCGCGTCATAGCGGCTTTTATCGTCCGGCAGCCGCGGGTACGAAAAGGTAACGAAAAATTGCCCGTTTAACGTCTCCTTTACGCACACGTCCGTAGCCGCCGCGAGAATCTGCCGGGCCGATACTCCGTTGATGACGGAGTGTATTTCGAGTCTACTGCGTAATTTCACCGTTTACTGCCGCCTCCTTATAAGTACCGATCCCGCCAGGTTACGCGAATCTGAACCGTCCTGCTACCGCTACCGTCCGTATACGTAATCGTATTCTCGCCCGGATGCAAGTCGAAAAAGTCGCCGTCATAGCCAACGTAAACGCCATTACGAAGCACGCGCAGCCGGCCGGAATCAATCACGAATTTATCGCCGGGGCCGACCGGACCGTCGACCGAAATCGATTGTACGCGGTATTTACGAGGCTGGGCCGTTAGCGCTCCATCGGCCGCCATTAGTGCCGCAAGAATCCGTTCGCGAACGAGCGCCGCCGCTAGCTCTCCGTCAGCCGCCATCGCTACAGACTGCGTAATGTCTCGAATGAAATCGGCGGATAGTGCGCCATCTCCGGATAGGACGAGCGATCCCGTAAACGTTGCGGAAGGGGCCGCAGAAAGAGCCCCGTCGCCGACGATAATTGCGGAGAAGATTACGTCAGTGATAAACGGCCTGTTGAACGGAGTAGCGTTAAATGCCGTCTGATTAAACATCGGCTACGTCGAATAGCGCTTGTACGTCGGACCGCCAGCGGAGCGGAACGTCGGTGATTACGCGATGATTTGCGATGATTAAGTCGTAGTAAATTTTCGTCATGATTACGCACCTCCTGCGATAATTTCCGCCAGTTCGGCCAGCGCGAGTTGTGTCGCCAATTTATCCGCTTCCTGCGTTTCGGCTAGTTCCGCGAGAGCGAGTTTGAGCGCGGTGTTTTCGGACTCAAGCTCCGCCAGTCTATCCGTTTCCGGTTCCGGCAGCGGGGATGGTTTATACTCCCATTCGCTTCCGTCCTCTTCGATACAGTACAAGACACCTTCGCGTTCTTCGATTCGTGCCATTATTTTCACCTCGGAAGAATCATTTTAACTACCATGCCATTACCGCCCGCGCCGCCAGTGCCTCCGATATACTGAGAACCGGTGCCGGATACGCCGCCCGCGCCACCGTTAGCTGTTATCGTGGGTAGTGTGATAGATTTTGCAACGAGGATAACCGAACCGCCTCCGCCGCCTCCACCTCCGCCGCCTGCGCCAAAATCATAGGCCGAAACATTACCGCTATTAGCTCCAGCAAGTCCATCTGCTCTTATTGCGCCTGAGCCTCGGATACTGCCTCTAGTCATAATTACTATATTTCCGCCGCCTGCTCCGCCGATGCCTCCGCTTGATCCATCTCTTACTCCACCGCCACCGCCACCACCTGCTCCTACAGTTGCTAATACAGTAGTTAGTTGGTCATAAGGGAATAGTCCGAAATTAACGGCATTGCCTCCTGCTGTACCAACCCCGCCATTACGATTCCCAGATATTCCTTTACTTCCACCAGGACTTAGGGCAGGCTGTGCGTATGATCCGTAACCGCCACTGCCTGCGGTCCCGTCCCCGTCACTATGTCTCGTGGTGTACCCGCCACCGCCACCGCCGCCTCCTGCGCCTCCGTTAGTTGTTGTTCCGGCAACCTTGCCTTTGCCGGATGCGGTCAACGTGCCGTCTATGACGATGTCCTCCGTGGCGAGATATATAACCCACTCGCCCTGTTGCGCCGACACTACGCCAGCCGGAATGTTAATGCTACGACAACGGTAAATGTCGGATATGACGGTTGCATTTGTGCTTGGCGTATAGTCTCCGCCCGATCCGTCATTAAGCGCATCTAAAAAGCCTATCCACGACGGATAAGACGCCGCTCCTTTTGCTGGCGGAAATGTTAAAATGCCCATCGCTTAAACCTCCTCTATGCCGAAAGCAGTCATAATAATGTCCGTGCCTGCGTCTTGATTTGCCGCCAACGTTTGCCCGGCAGCAACGACGATTTTTAAATCTTGCAATATCGTACAGCCGCCTGCCGGGACGGATACGCCGCGCATGATGCGGTTTGTCGCCGCTGTGCCGCCTTGATAGATATCCACCGCCCTATCACTGGCCCCGTTATTGACAAGGTATATTTCGGTGACTTGAGCCGTTGTAGCCGCTGGTGCTGTATACCTTGCCGTTGCCGTAGTGGATAAAGCTGATTGCGCTAGACGTTTTACTGTACGTGGCATCTATACCATCCCTCCCATTGATATTGTCCGCATTTGATCGGCTATAGTGTCTACCGCCGCTTTGTCCGCCGCGCTCATAAAGCCTGCCGTGCCTGTCGTTGCTAAAGCGTGGGCCGCTCCGCCTGCGCCTGCGTGTGCGTCAAAGTCTCGCCGGATGTTTGCCGCATACGCTTCGTCCAGCAGCAATTTCCACTCGTGTACGCCCATTTGGGCCGTTAAACGAGCGATATCCTGCGTAGCCTGCGCCACGGCTCCGCCTAGTGTGGAGCGGTAGACAAGCGTTGCGTCTACGGCATTGGCGGTGTAGGCGTATTTGTCGAGAGTGATATAATCGACAAAGTATTCTGCGGCTGGGTCGTAGTCGGCAGTTGGTATGGTCGCCCACTGATTGCCGTATACGCTGGTTTGCGATGTATGCGCGCCAAAAGTCCATTTATCATCCTTTACGCCACCCTTATAGATAGCAATTATGCGGTCAGCCCGATATCCAAGCTTTGATGTCTCGGTAAAACGGTTAATACCGTACAATCCGATGCTAGCAACGGGATTAGCTTTCTCGCGCACAATCACGCCCTCCAGTAGCTCAACCGTATTCCCGCCCTTAACCATCGCCAGCCCGCCAAGATCGCCCGTCAGCGTCTCCGTAATCGGCGTAGCCCGCACGTAATCAAGCGTGGCGTATGCGTCCCAGCCGGGGGCTTTGTTGGCGGCAACGTAGGCTTCCGTGTTTGTGGTCGGGGCAGCTCCGGTTAGGATGGATACCCACGAGTTATAGACGCTGCCGTTGTTTCCATTGGCACGCCAGCCGTTCATTAAGGCCTTGGCCGCATTACCGTTAGGGTTAAGTGACTCAGTCCACCCGCTATATGCATCGCTAACGTTAAGGTGCAGCGCCGTCGATCCGATATTGATAGCTTCGGGTATTGTAGATAACTCAGCATACGAGGATGCCTTAATTATCGCTCCATCATGTCTTACCGCTGACTGCATGGTTATTGCAGGCAAAGCACCATTAGCCGCGACCCAGCCTGTAGATATGATAGTTTTAAATCCTGTTTGGTCTATACCAAATGCCCACGCCAAAGAACCGTCCAGCTTAAACCCTGTCCTCCACCGCCTAAACACCTGTCCCGTTGCGCTATCGTAGCTGTCCGCTATGCTACGGTCTACGTTGCTAGCTAGGGTTGTGTCGGCGTTGGCGTAGGATGGATTGTAAGGCATAAAGCTTGCGGGCAATTGATCAGCGCCGCCAAGGACAAGCATCCAATCAGACAGCGTATAGTCTCCGTTACTCGCCGATGCAAAGTATATACGTAAGTAAACGGAGTCAGCAGGTGTGGTGAATGTCCTTGGATTTGAGTCGTTGTATGCGAGCACGGTGCTTGCCGTGCCTGCGGAGGAAACAGATAGCACCGCTACACGCAAACCGCCCTGAAATCCCACCGTGTAAACTTGATTTGGTTTACTCCTAACTTGAAACGCTATTTCTTGCCCTGATGTTGTCCGTTTTAACACGGCTGTATATTGGGCGATTGGCGTCCATTCGGAGTTAATAGCATATGTTTGGGACGATGGCGGCAGTAAGTTTTTTCCCGGCATCAGCACGGACAAGCCCCGCGTATGTTGTACGCTGTCTACGTAAGGCCAACGGTCATCAATTGCGGCTCCGGTTATAGTTGCACCTATGGCGGCGTAGTCTGCGGCAGATACTTCGTAGAGACGGATTGCTCCAAAATGTACAGTCATAGTGCCAATCCCATTAGCTCCAAAAAGTAGTCTAAATCCAGTACCCAATGAATTAGAAAGAGGTACTTTTGCGTAGATGAACTGCTTTTGACCAACTAAGGCCGTATTTACATTAGCAGCATATCTGGATGTGTTTGTTGCGCTGTCACGTAACGAAAGCGTTACAGGCGAGCCCGTTGTGTATGATTCAACATACGCCCAGCACCCTACGATGTAGTACTTGCTTGAGTCCAGCGTATAGCCGTAATCTTTATACCTTACACGAGCTGCGTTCGAGGTTGTAAATTTGAATGATTTAATTCCTTCAAACGACGATAATTCGTCTGTGCCAGCTCCGCTTGAAATAAATGGCGCTAAGCTTTCACACCCGCCATCGCGCCCCAAAATGTTGCACAACGTACATCCCCGCACATTAAACGTTGCCCCGCTTGCCTGATCCGATTGGATGACGTTTACTCCCCTGTTTATTGGGGCAGGGATGGTTTGGCCTTCGTCAAGCATCGTCCGGATTGTATCGTAATCGTAGGCGGTAAAATTACGTGCAATTTTCGAGCTAATCGGCCATGTGCGGGCTGTTCCTTGGAATCCGCGTGTTACGGACGATAGCGTATTCCCGGACTTTGCCGCATACATAACGGTTTCCGCATTCTCGCCTTGTCCGATGGTCGCGATATTCGGCGCGTCAGGCAGCGCGGCTCCGTTTAAAACGGTAATTGTCGTTGCTACTGCGTCAATTGCCGCGGCTAACTCGGTTACTGGCGAGTTCACCATCGCTGGGTATAACGTTGACATTCGTTTTCACCTCGTTAATTTTTCGTTAGTTTACGGACAAAGCAACGGACGAGACCGGAAATTTAAGCAAATCGTTAACCTGAAGCGTACGCGGATTATCGACAGCTCCGTAAAATAGCAAGTTGCCACCGGTAGCCGCATCCCGTATGCCGACGTGCGTAATCGTGCCCCAATCGGCCGTCGCGGTCGGAAAAGCAACCTCCGCGTTACTACGTAAGGTTCGCCGGCCTGTCTCCGTAGCTGGCGTGGCAAACGCAATCGCCCGCCTAACATACGCCCCGCCGATTACTTCCGTGCCTGTATCGGCCGCCGTCGGATTGCTCGTATAAAGTGCGATATATACCGTAGAGGGCCTCGTCCAGGCAACGTTCCTAAACGTTTGATTAAGCCATGCGTCCGCAAGATAATTGGATACCGCTAATGCCATTATTCATCCGTCCTTTCTATTCGGTTTCATATTCGATCGTCAACGTAAATCCATCCGTTAGCGCTGTACCTCCCGCGTTTGATAATTCGATAATTGGCGGCGTCGGCTCGGAGCCCTCGGATTCCAACGCAAAAGAAAAAGGAACCGCCGTCAGGCCGTCCTCGTAGATTCGTTCCGGCCCGTATGCAAACGGGTCCGTGCATTTGAGCGTTACACGGAATTCGCCGTACTGACCGATCTGCTCCGGAACAAGCCGACCCGAAAGTTTGGCGTAAAAAAAGCGGTCAGGCACCTCGTCGAAAACGAGAATGCCCGCCGCTGTAGTCGGTTTAAGCCACGTTAATATTTCGGATTGCCGGCGTTTGAACGGGATATCAACGTATGGGTCGATATCCATCGCGATTTCGATTTCGCGTTTGCCGAACTCGGTCCCGAAGTCCAGTACGCCGGGCAGTCCGGCCGGTTCGTCCTCGTACTCACGAAGGTCCGGGCTGTTAATGGTATAACGAAGAAGGCGCGCACCGAATTCGGAACAGTGCCGCCCTTTGAACGTAAATCCGTATTCGGCCAAGCTACGCACCTCCCGTATAGTTGTTGCGCGCCATTTCGGCCGCCATATCAACGCCAACGCGCCCGACTGCCCTTACGTCGATTTCGTCTTCCAGCGTTGTATCGTTCATCTCCACGCCGACGATGCGCTCGATATTTACCGTTGTTCCAGACCTGCGGTCCGTTGCCCCATCGATCAAACTGCGGAGCTGTCCCGGAGTGAATACGTACTCGTCGCGTCGCAGGATCGCAGCAACCTCGTCAGGCATTAGCATGTCGCCGGCGTTAAATGTCCGGCCAGTTAAGCCGTCGCGCCCCGTATGGAATAGCGGCAATCCATCGGCTCCGAACCAGCGGCCCGCCTTGCTATCGTAAGTACCGCCAATGTCAGCGCCCAGCCGTTTATTCTCGGCGGATAACAACGCCCTAACGTCCGGAGTCGCCGTATGCCATGCGGCCGAGTTAGCCTTCATTTGCGCGATAGTCGACACTTTAAGCGGATCGATTACCGCTGCCGCCGCGGCTTGTTGACCGGTTATGGCCGACATTTCCGCTTGAAACCGAGCCATTTCCGCCTTGATTTCCGCGTTCGTTTCAATAAACGCCTTCAGCCGCGCATCCTCCGTGAGCTGATAAAGCGAAATCATATCGCCATTAAATGATTCGGCTGCTGACTTGAGATCGTTATACCAGACGTCAATATCCGCTTTTTGCTGATCGAGAGCGGAAAGCTTATCGTCGCGTTCCTGTCGGAGCGCCTCTTTGTTGTCCTCAACGTCCATCTTGCGGAGCTGTTCCTGTAGTTCCTCGAAACGTTTCCGGCCTTTTTCCGATGTAGCGAACCGGTACTTTTCCATTTCGTCAACTATGGACTTCCGCTCGCGGCCGCGTTCGGCATTGTCGATGATTTTCAGGATATCGTCGTAATGCTTTTTCGTATCAGCTTTCCGTTTGTCCAACGCGGCCAGTTCGGCCTTCCGCTGCTTCTCGATATTTTCGAGGAATGATTTCGTCGACGCCTTCGCGGCCTTTTCGGCTGTGTCGGCGGCTTCCTTCGCTGCCCGCTCGTCCTGCTTGCGTAAGTCCATCCGCGCATTGTACATCTCACGGTCGGCCCGCTTAAAATACTCCGTATCCTTGCCGTAGCGGTTACGTACTCGCGTCCAGGCTTCGAGCTGCATTTCGGTAATCACCCGTTCGGATTCGCCGTGCTCCGTCATGCGCCGCGTCTCCAATTCGATCCACTCCGCTGACTTTTCGTAGCTATCGCGCTGCGCTTTTTCGGATGCGCGGGCCGTCTCCTCGGATGCCTTCGCTTCGGCCGCAGCCATTTGCGACATGATGCGTTGACGACGGGATTCCGCGTCGATCCAGATATCGTCGTACTTTTTGTACGTTTCGGCCAGCGAGGCGAGCCGGTCAACCTCCTGCTGCTCCGTAAGATCGCCGAGGAGCCGGCGTTTTTCCAGCGCTTGCAATGACGCTCTATACGCAGCTTGCGCGATTTGTTCGGCCGTCTGCGTTTTGTCCTTTTTACCGGACTTTTTATCGCCGTCGAGATTAAGCGTGCCGGAGCCCGTGCTTAGTCCGCCAGAACCACTACCGCCTGAGCCGTCAAGTAGTCCGCGCCATGAGTCGTTTTTTATTGCGTTAAGCTCAGTGTCAAGCTCATTTAACACCGTTTGGTAGCGGTCAATATCTTTCTGAACGCCTTCTAAAGCGAATGGTAGCGCGGCTTGTGCGGCTTTGCGCGTCATCATGTCGATAGCGTTGCCTTGGTCCTCGCCTGTCGTTTCCCATGGTCGATCTGGATTAACGCCTGAAATGGCTTTAAGCGCCGCAACTTGCTTCCGTGCAGCTTCGAGAGCCGCTGCCGTTTCTCTCCGCCTAGACTCCGTATTTTCGGCTTCCGCTTCTAATCGGGCCGCGAGTGCGTCATTTTCAGCGGTAATGATATCGCGTATTAGCGACTCATTAGTGATAAGTAGGCCGCCTTGCGTATCCAATTCGGAGGCAAGGTCCGGGTAACGTTCGGATAGCGTGCGTACAGTTCGCGTCAGCTCTTCGTTTTCTTCGGCGGTCCGCGACGTTTGACTCCGTAGCTCGTTATACCGGTCGAGCAACTTTTCGGATTCCGCGATTTGGTCTTGCTTTGCCGCAATATCGCGAAGTTCCTCCATACGTAATTCGCGGAGTGCTGGCGTAGATTGATTGATTTCACGGTTAATTTCTTCGATTGCCGCCGCTGCTTCTTCCGCAGTCATACCGTATTGCTTTAGTTTATCATTCAGTTCCGAGAGGGCGTTTGACGCTTCCGTTAACTCTTTCGGAGCCGCGATAAAGCCGCCGCCTGACTCAGACTGCGCCCGCGCAAACTCGGCACGTAACGTTGCCAACCGTTCTTCAAGTTCCGCTCTCTGTTCGAGGATGTCGTTTAATTCGGCAGCCTTGTCGCGTAACGCCTGTACGTCATCAACCGTTCGGCTTAACGGAGACTGTTCGAGCATTTCGTTAAACTGGCGCTGCGCTTCGGCTGCCTCCGCTGCTTCAACTTTATACGACATAAACGCGCCAGCCGCTAACCCGACTGCTGCCGAAATTGCTCCGATCCAGCCAAGCGCGGCATTTGCAGCAATACCCGCCGCCTGTAGCGCCCTCATTGCCGTAACCATTCCGTAGATTGCAGTAGCGAGAGCGCCTGCCCCTGTTCCCGCGGCAAGCATCGTTACAATAAACGTCCGCGTTCCGGAGTCCATTTCAGCCAATCCGAGCAGCATCCGCGTTACTTCTTCCGCCGCGGCCCGCATAGCCGGTTTAAAGTCGTCGCCTACCGCGATTCCAACGCCTTCCAACGCAGACCGCATCTCCTCAAGCGCGCCGTTATACGTGTTCATTTGCGTTTCGGCGATTTGCTGCGCCGTGCCGCCGGAGTCTTGGAGTTCGCCCGTAAAACGCTCCAACTCGTCTGCACCCGTAGAAACCAGCGTCAAAAAGCCGGACGCCGCTTCGGTGCCTGCGATAAGGGCTGCCGCTTCGGCCTGTGCCGATTGCGTTAAACCGGACATGGCCGTTTGGAGCTGACGGAGGATGTCGGAGAAGGGCAATATCTTGCCTGACGCATCGGCCGTCTTGATGCCGAGCTGTTCGATCACCTTTTCCGCATCGCCGACCGGATTGACAAGCCGTAAGAACATCGCCCGGAGTTGCGTACCGGCCATTTCGCCCTGAATGCCAGCGTTTGAGAGGATTCCGATTGCGGCTGCGGTCTCTTCGACACTGACGCCGAGGGAAGCCGCGATTGGTGCCGCATAGCGCATAGCATAGCCGAGCTGTTCCATCGACGTATTGGATGACGTAAATGCCTTCGCTAGAACGTCCGAAACGCGCCCGGTCTGCTCCGCTTCGAGCCGGAATCCCGTTAGGATATTCGACGTAATGTCCGCCGCGCGTCCGAGGTCCATTTGCGCTGCCGCCGCAAGGTCGAGCAATCCAGGCATAGCCGCTATGATATCGTTCGCCTTAAAGCCGGCTACTGCGAGGTATGCCTGACCTTCGGCTACTTGGCTCGATGAAAACACGGTCGAGACGCCGAGGCTTATCGCCTGATCCTCTAACGCTTTAAACTCCGCCGCCGTCGCGCCCGACATCGCTTGTACGCGGGCCATCGACGATTCAAACGCGGCCGCCGTATCTACGGACTTCGCGATTATTGCCGTCATGGCAGCCGCCAACGCTCCGTATGCGACGCCCACTTTCGTCAACGAGCTGCTAGTCTTGTTCGACATGTTCTCCGCGCTATCGCCTACATTATCGAGTCCGTTTTCGAGTTCTTCAATTTTTGATATCGCTGTCTCGGACTTTTTCTCCATCGATATTATTGCGCCTTCTGTTTTCACGATCTGCGCCCACAACTTATCTCGGTCTTTTGCGTCAAACGTCTCGTCCATTTGACGCTTCAAATCCGTAAGGTGCTTCCGCTGTAAATGCAGTTTGGCGTTTGTATTTTCGAGTACAGCAGAAAGCCGGCTGATCTGCGTTTGTGTATCCGCTAGTTTTTTCGCCGCGGCCGCTGCTTCGTCAAATCCGCTACCGGTCTTCTTTGCCTTTGCGGACAACTCGTCCATGCCGCTTGCTGCTTTCGCCTTGTTGGCGATGAAATCCGTTATATCGAGGTCGAGCCGGGCTTTAATCGCGCCTACCTGTGCTGCCCCGCCGCCTCCGCCTATTGATCCGCTAATGACCGTTACCTCCTTCCGAGTTTATTCCGTAGTTCCGCCAGCCCTGACCGGTCAAGTCCCGGTTCCTTCGGCGCTTCGCTACTACCGTAAATGTCCATTTCCGCCTGCAATCCGATAACAAAGCGCTCGCGCACGTCCTTGTCCGCCGACTGGCTAATCGTCGCGATACTTAGCGACATCAACCGTTCTTCGGCGCGAACAGCCGCCTTGTAACGGAGTAGTAACGGCAAGTCAACGAGGTAATATTCCGTTTCAATAACGTGCTGGCTGACGGACAACCTTATGGCTGTCTGCGCCAGAAACTCGTCAAGCGTTAGTTGCCGTCCGCTGTCGGCCTTACCCGGAAGTGACCGAGGACGGCTCGGAAGTTTTTTAATGCGCGCTGCAAATCGTTCTTTTCGAGAGTCAGCCGGATAAATTCGCTGATTTCGTCAAATCCGGCATCCTTGTCGATTACTTCGCGGTCAACATCCGCCAGTACGGAAACAATCGATACGGCTTCATCCATCGCCATATTTGCGCCTACAATCGCGGTCGCGACGAAGTCCTCCGAATGATGCGAAGTTAGAACGCTAGCGATAATTTGAGGCAACGTTTCAACCCGCTCAAGCAGCGCTTTAAATTTTGCCGGCGTCAGTTTCGGGATTTTAACGGACTTGCCGGCCAGGATCGTATATTCGGGTGAGGCCGTGCCTGCCGATTTATTAAATAACCGTGATATCACGTTTGTTTTCAGCTCCAATCATGAAGACGGCCCCGTTAAGAGCCGTCCAATTTGCGTCTTACTCTTCGGCGTCCGGATCGCCAAACGAAATTAGCAAGCCACCCTGCGTCATGTCCGGAAATGCGCGGAAGGTCGTATTTGTAACGAGTTCGTTGTCGTACGAGTACGTATAATTCAAGTTGGATTGCGGGGCCGCCTTGTGGAGAATGATCGTATCGGCCGGCGTTGCGTAAATGTCGAGTGGTTCGATTTTCACTTTTTTCGCAAACGGAAACAGCCGGGCCACGATAGCCGCGCTAACGTCTACGCGCTGCTTCGTCGGGTCGGTCGCGTCCGTTACGAGTACAGCACCGGGAATAATTTTCGATAGTTTCGCGAGGTCGCGTTCAGCGATCGGCACCGCGACCGAAGCCGTCCGACCCGTGATAATGACGTCCGCTGGCGTTGTGCCGAGCTGATCGATAGGTACGTCGCGAGTCGTTTCTTCGTACGTAAGCACGACGCCGCCCTGTGTTTGCTCGAATACGACGGGCGATGTGCCCCCGAAGTCGAACGTTACGCGGGCGGGGCCGAGCGCAATTTTGTTAGCATCTACTGCCATTTAATAGCCTCCCTGCGGCATACAACGCAAAAAGCCCCAACCGCGAGCGGCTGAGGCTTAATCGTGTGTTGCCGTTATTAGATTGTTTGTCCGTCAACCAAAGTCACCGTAAAGTTGACGGAGTAGTTCGGACGTCCACTCACGTCTAGTCCGAGATAAAGCGGCGCAGACTGATCGGCGAATGACGCTTTGATACGCTGCGTGCCGATGACGAAGGATTGCCGTTGATGAAATTCGCGATATAGCGAATATGCCGTCGCTTCAGCCGCCGGGCCTGAGCGATTCCGTACGATTACCTGAAACGATGGCCGCCGCGTTGGTAGCCACTGGCTCGGTGCGTATCCGCCAAAAATACGTACAAAGGCCGCATTGTCGCCGGCCGAATCCGGGAACTCGTTGTGATAGTACGTGTACGGTACGACGGATTCTACGAATGATTTAAGTTCCGCGATGGTGAACACGTTATAGCCCCAACTCCTTCCGGATTTCGTCCGCGATCCAGGCATTAACCTTGTCCGCATATTGCTTGACGGGCTGTTCGAGATATTTCGGTTGTGTGCCGGGCGTGGTCGGATTCACAAACGCAGGCTTACCGCCGAATTCGTGCAGCCATAGCGCGTAATTAAAGCGACCGGATTTTCCGTCCTCTGTCGCACTATAGTAAATTTCGCCGGACATCGTATCAGCCGTTTCCGAAAACTCCGTCCAGCTCTCGCGACGTAGAGTTCCGTGTTCAAGGGGCGCTAATTGCCGACTTGCGTCATGTATCGCCTGGACTCCGCCGTATACTCCGTTACGGGCACCGCGCCGCGCCTTCGCTTCTAGTTGCGATGTCCAGGAGTCAAACCCGGACGTATCCATTGAAACTCCGTTTGTCTTCGTCATTTCACGTACACCACCGTTAAAATCGGCTTGCTTGAGAGCATCCGTTTCGGGCCGCCATTAATTGGCCGGTAAACCTTCGTTACGCCGTACTCGTCCGTGTATTCGATCCGGGCCGCCGGCGGAAAGCTGGGATACTTATCGAAGAGGATTCGCGCGGACGACGTAACTTCGCGGCCTTGGTCATCAGTCACAACGCGGAATCCTTCTTCGACACGGCATCGGTACGTAACAGGCTCCGGGTCCGGCTGCGGATTCCACGGATCGTTGTGACCGGGCGCGTAAACGGTGACGGTCTGCTTCAGCGGTATGATTGGCATATAGCGTGACCTCCCGTCATAGGACCGTAAATTTCACGGCCCGTTTAGATAGCTTGACGCCATTCTCCGCGCCTATGATGTCAAGCGCAGATTGCGGAATCAGCCGCGATAGGTCAGCATCAGGACCCGTTACCAATTCCGCTTTGAACCCGACGTTAAACACGGACGCGAGCCCGAAAACGTTAATCCCCTGCCGCTGCATACGATTCGTATCGTTAAAGGCGATACTAAGGACATTAGCAAACTCGTATACGGCGGCGTCCGGGATAACGTAAGTCGCGTACTTAGTCGTCAGCGTTCGTCCGGCCACGTTTAATATTCGGTTTTTACGTGCCTCGTCGCTGTCCGCCCAATCCTCCACGTCGATACAGTTTTCCGCGATATAGACGTCCGCGTCCGTTATGCTAATCGCCATGATATCGCCTCCTTATTTCGCCGTTTTACGGGGACGGGCCGGCGCGGGCGGTTTCGGTTCAACTTCGGTAATTTCCGACTTTTCCTCGTCGGTCGATTTCGTAATCCACCTCGGGACCAACCGGTCGAGCGCCGCGATTTCGTCCGGGTCATTCGTTACGTATGTGCCGAGCCAATCGAATACAATCGTTTTACCGCCGGCGGATATCGTATATTTAGGCGCTGCTTTATACGCAGCCATTAAGCGTCACTCCTTCGTCAGTATTTCGTTAAAAGAGGGCGTAAGGCCCTCTTTATTAAGAGACGGTAGTCGCTACATTTTCGAGGATCGCGACTTTTTCTTTCGCGTTTTTTACGGTGATACCGTACTCGCCGCGAATCTGACGAGCAACGAAGTCCGCGCCAGCCGGCGAAGCGTCTACGTCCCACAGCGCGCGTCCTTGTAGTGCGGACAGGGACAGAATCGAACGGTCGAACAGCGCTACTTTATTTTTCGGGAAGTTCGGATCAACGATAACCATCGCCTCGCTGCCGCCGACCAGATCGCCCACTACCGAAGAGATACGATGACCTGTCGTAGTATCCGTACGCACGGTGCGAATTGTGTCCTTCGCCAATGCCGAGATTTGACGCGCTCCGGCGGTATTCGTCAGGATTGTATTAACGCTACCCCCTCGCAAGTATACTTGCTCCATTGCGTCATTCAGCGCTTTAGCCGTTACTTCGCCGCCGGCTAGGTTCGCCTTATGCGCGCCGTTCTGATTCGCAAAATACAGTAGACCGCCGGATGTCGACGGTGTAGCAGCTTGGCCTTGGATGCGGCGACCATAAATCAGCCAATCGTTAAGCTCGCGCGCCAACTCCTTCAGACGGAGCTGAACTTGGTAATCCAGCTCGTTAGTAACGTTGTGTGTACGTACGGCTTGTTGCGTACCGGACACGGCTGCATAACGCTCGATGATTTGCGTAAAGTTGTAGTCCGTGTAGCGGTCGTGACTTTCGTCGACTCCTACACCGGCCCCTTGAAGCTGCGGACGGGATACGATACGCAATTCGTCACCTGCATCAATATCAGCAGCGGTCGTCCCGTCAAAACCGCGGACAACGGTTACTACATCGCCGGCTACTGCGGTAACCTTCAGATACTCCTCGCCGGCTACTACGATGGCATTAACGCGGAATTTCGCGCCATCTCCCGTAGCGACAGTAACGGACGTTGCGGAAGCTGTAGCGTTGGCAGCAGCGGTCGCACGATTCGAGTTCAGGTTATCGGACATCCACTCGTATTTCGTTTGGAACAGCGATTCCCCGTTAATTCCTACGAGGCCGAGTAGCGTCGGTGCGTCGTCGATAATAAGCGAAATACCCGCCTCTAGTTGGCGGACTTGATCCTGAAAGTCATAAGTCAATGCTGGCATTGATTTTCCCCCTTGATATCTTTGTTTTATAAAATAAAAAGACGACTCGCGCAGAGCCGGCCGTCCTCTTATTTAAGGTTAGTTAACTTGTTCGACAACTCGATCACCTTCGAGAAGTCCTTCCGTTTCTTCGCGTCTTCCAGTTGCGTCTCCAACGTTTTCCGCTCGTCGGGCTTGGGGTTACTCGGACCGCCAATCGGCTTCGGCGTGTTCGTAGCAATCAAAAACGGTTTTGTCGCCGTCAATGCTGCGATAGCCTCCGCAACGCCTGTAACGCTGCCATCGTCACCTACGCTAACGCCCGATTTATCCGCGAGCAGGTACGCATCCTCGATAGCGTCTGGCAATACGTTTGCAGCCGCCGCGGCGATTTTAAACTCCGCCTTCAGCAACCGCTCGTTCGCGGATTTCAGCGCAGCCTGCCGGGCCGTGTCCGCCTCCGCAGCCGCTTGTTTTGCCGCAGCAAGTTCGGCCGCTGCACGTTCTTGTTCCGTCATGGCCGCCTTCTGACGTTCGGTTTCCGCAGCCTCCAAGTCGGCGAGCTTCGTCTTGAGTTCATCGTAGTCGGCGTACTTCTTACGTTCGCGGCCGAGTCGTTCCGCAATCTTGGCGTCTAGTTCCGCCTGCGTCATTTCAAGCTTTTTCGGCGGTTCCGGAGTAGGATCGGTACCTGGTTCCAGTTCGCCCTCCGCAAAAAGCTGAATATCGAGCGGAAATCTATACTTACGTTTAATTACGTCAGTCATTCGTCATACCTCCGATTTATGGCCGTCGCCAATATCCGTCAGTTTAAGGACTTATCGTAGGTCCAAGCGTTGAATATTATTTTTCAACCGGTTCATTACCGGGTTCCGTTCGGCTTTCACCGAGAACACGTTCCGGACTCCGGAGAGCCGTAATTTGATGACGACAGTTCGGATGAAAAATCTGTCGGCGCGGCAAGTCGCCAATGTAACGGTAATCGCCCGGCGCATCCGGAACGAGTTTGACGATAAGCCGCTCGTAGTTGCGGCAGGCGTCCGTTGCTCCGTGGCTCGATATGATTCCGTAAAATGCGCCCCGTTGTACGGCTTCGTTAATCGCGGTCTGCCGTTCCGTTTCCGCCAGTTTGGTCCGCGTCACCATATCGACGTATACTTCCGGTTTCCAGCGGCGACCGCCTGCGTCAATGATCCCCGTGTCCACTGCGTCACCGAGTGTCTTCCGCATTCCAGCGAGCATATCCCGATTAATCGTGCGACGGCCGTTAATACCAGCGGCCATATTCGCGCGCATCGACTCGGCGGTAACCTGGCGGACAGCCGCTTTAACTCGCCGGTCAACGTTCTGCGTTACTGCCAGCAAATCCGCCTGCGTATCCGCAATAACTGCGTTCACGTACCGGCTATTCATGCGATTAAACTTCGCGATGTCGGCGGCTGCTTTCCGGGACTCCGCGACGCCAAGCGCAACGAGAGTTTCGATGACGCCGGCGGTTCCGGCTTCCGGTACATGCTTTATGACCCAGGCGGCCGACTCTTCGTTTAACAACGCAAGGATTCGCGCAACTTCTCGGAGAGCGGCTTCCGTATTCGTCCGCGACATATCCGTAATATCGAGCGATAACAATTCCGCCCGAATACGTTTGATGGCGTCTTTATAGGCAGCGACGAGGATGTCCGTATCAGCCATTAGACGACGACCTCCGTAACCTCTTCGTTAAATACTGATCCGTTGACGGTTCCGTTAATCCGCGTTTCATCTTCGCGCATTCGCGTCAACACTTCGGCGGCTTGCTGATCGTCAACGGCATCCATGCGCTTAATAGCGGATTTTACGTCGAGCGTCGGCTTGGCCCCGGTCCGTATCGAGTAAATTTCCGCCTCTTCCTTCTCGTTCTTCGGGATACCGTCGCGCCAATTAATCTTCGGATAAACAGGCTTATACGGGACGAAACCCTTAACGCCACGGTTCGCGTAGTTTTCGAGTTCCATCGCGGACCACAGCGCGTCCCGAAGCGCTTTGTCCATATGCGTACGGATACGCTTGACCTTTGACAAGATCGGCATAAAACGGGCTTTGATTGCGACGCCGTCCGTGTGCGACGTACCGGTTCCGCCTTTATCTGCGCCGGCCATCGTCGTGCCGAACAGCCATTGTGGCGTTTCGGACATGACGAATACTAGCGAAAGCAACGTGTCCAACTCTTTAAATGCAGATTCGAGCTGCGATTCCCACGTCATATAACCGGGCACGACATCCGTTTTCTCAACCGCGATGTATTTGCCGCCCCAACGTGTTCCGCCGTTGCCGTCATCGTCAATTTCGGGCCCGTAGGCAATCGGGTCCGAATGCTTCCATAGGATATAGTCGATCTGGACGAGCCGATCGTTAATCGCTGCTAATACGGATTCGATTTTTTCGATATTGCCCGTACCCTTCCAATCGTAATCGACCGTTTTGTACGGTGCGTGAAAGACGAGCGGCCGGTTAACGCCTGTTGCAACAACATCTTCGTTACGTCCGGTCGGAACAGCTTCGCCAATCCGGAAACGCGGAATCTCTGTACCAAAACGATTATCGACGCCGGCGGTTTCTGCCTTATACCGCTCGTATACGATGTAGCCCGGCAGATGACGCTCGACAACGAGGTAAGGCGTTTTGGTCGACTTGTTACCGGTCATAACACGTTCGACAACTCCCGCACTCTCTTCGACCCATTCGATATATGCGATATTAATAGCGGTAAACTTCTTCCGGCTGCCGGCAGCCAGTTCCGGAAACACGTACATTGTATCGACCGATTCGATAATCGGCTCCGGATTCTGCGGCGGAATCGGAAGGCCAGCGGCAGTCAGCGCGGAAAAGTCCTGCCGGTCGGCAAAGTACGTTTTGAACCACGCGTCGCCTGTAATGCCTCCGCCCGTTACCGTTTCGTGGATTAGCTGCGTAACGTCGTTTTCCTCGACGATACGGTTAAGCGCGTCCTGTTCGGCGGAGTCGTCAGGGTTGCCGGACTCGTACGACGGCGGATCGCCAACCATTAAATCGGCCGGCTTGGCGACGAGTACGTCCATTAAGTTGACCGCGATATAAAGTTTCGCGAGTTGCGGGGCGGCCGGTGTGTCACGTAATAGTTCCGTGGCCCGGTCGTAAACGTCGAACAGGCGACCTTCGTAGATTGCGCGGGCACGTTTATACTTCGATAGGCGTTCGATGTCGGCGGATGGCGGATAGAGCGCGCCGGGTACGAATAGCTTCGTCAATTTTCGTCCTCCTTTCCGTTGAATATAAATATTCAGGCGTTACTCTACTACCGCCCAATCTTCCGCAAGGATATCAGCCTGCGACGCTAGCCAGCCTGGTTGCATTTCGTTATTTGCCGTCTTCATTCCGATACAGTCCTGCATTTCATATCCCATGAACACCGCGTTACCAGCTTTAATCAGTTTCAACCACATGCCCTTACCGTTCCACCCTTCGCGCGCAACCTTTTGCCCGTCTTTCAGCGCTTCAACCGCTTGTCCGAAATTCATCGTATGACCTCCGTCTATTTGTAGAATACTGCTGGCTTACTCCGTACCTTCTTACGCGATGTCTTCGATATACTCACGGCCATTTCGAGGCTGTCCACGGTATCATCGTGTGATCCCGTTCCATACTGCTCGAATTGTTCGAGAAGCAGCGCATGCTTCCGCGTAAACTGAATAGCCCCGGACTCAATGTCGGGGGCTAACGCTTCTATCCGGAGTTCCTTCCGTGACCGCTGATATATCTCTTTAACGCGTGCCCTGGCCGGATACCCAACGTCCGCCAACGCTTGCTTCAGCTTATGAACGAAAAATTCCTGCGCCGCTTGCGCTTCGGCCGCGACCGCTATCGGTTGCCATCGTTGGACGATCGTGACTATATCCCGAAGGAACACGTCCGGATGGACCCGCTGGCCGTACGAATCAACGACGTAGAGCGTACCCGTTTTCTTGTTCCGGGCGACAACGCTAATCGCCGAATAGTCCCCGCGCGTCTTCCCCATCGCGAAATCGACGCCCAGGTACGTGTCCCACTCGGCCGGGTCCGTAAAGTCGAAATCCTTACCGTCCCAATACGTAAACTTGTCCGGACGGAAAACGGCAGACTCTTCGTCAATCGGATTATTCATATACTCCGTGTTAAACGCCTTCGACCCGTTATCCCATTTCCACGTCATCAGCTTCCATAATGGCTGCACTTCCGGCCACAATACGCGGGCCCCGGCATCCATTTCCGCCTGATTCGCGAGATATAACGCCAGCGCTTCGGCCGCCCGGCTTGCTGCGTCAGCTTCCGGATTCTGGTATACGAGTCGGCACGCTTCCCACAGGTCCATTCGCGCCGGCCATTCGATAATCGCTCGATACACTTTTGTCTTAAAATCGGCCCGGTCCCGAAGGATGCGAACGAGTAGCGCGTCATGATGCACCGTCGTTCCCATATATACGATGGCCGTCTTTTTACCGCGGGGATCGCCGAGTGGGATAACGACCTGCGCGAACCAGTCCCGCATTTCCTGCCGGAGCTGCTCCGTATTCGTGTTACGTTTATCTTCGAGGTCGTCGCATATAATCAAATCCGGCCGAACTCCGTTCCAGTTTCGACCCCGGAGCGCTTGGCCGGTCGATGCCGCTTCTACGCGGGCAATCGGGTATTTAACGCCTTCGATCCGCTGTTCGGCCGCGATAAACTCCGCCGAGTTATCCTTTACGTTTTCCTGCTGCTTAACGGATAGCAAGGGGCCGAAATCGGCCCTTAGCTTCTCGTTATGCTTCAGTTGCGTCGCGATCCAATCGAGGTTGCCGCTCGATACCGTCGGCGTCTCCGATATAAGGATTACGTATCTCCTCTTCCGGAAGCACAGTTCCCGCAGCGGAAACGCCTTCGATAAATACGTTGACTTGGCGTGAGAGCGCGGGGCCGCTACGGCAATCTTCGCATTGACTTCGTTATTAGATACGTCGTCCATAATATCGGCAATCTCACGGTGAAAATCCGGCATATCCTCGGTAGATGTCGATTCGAATCCGTCCCAATTACCGATATTGCCGGGGTTCCGTGCTTCCGAAAAGTATTCGAGCGCGAACGTTAATAGATCGTCTTCGGCCTCATTTATACGTTGTAGCCGTTCATACTCCGCCGCAGCCCCGTCCAA